ATCCTGGCGAGTCACCCCAAGCAATACGAATGAACATGATGAACTATTCACAATCACAGGCATATCAAATCGATTGCGAACGCAGTGGTAAAGAGCATACCGACGCCCAAATAAATCTTTGGCTTAAAGTAGCAAATCTTGAAGAAGCAGGAAATTATGATAAAGCGAATGAGATCAGAGGAGAGATATTGATTAATTCTGCGCCAAAATTGGCCATATTTAAAAAGATTTTATGAATTTAGATCCGATATACCACAGGCTATAAAATCATTCGTTATATCGCAGATTTATTCGTGTTGATATTTGTACCACCAAGTACTATACTCCCCTCAATATGACAAAAGGAGTTACTATGAAAAAAGTGCTAGAGCTTCTACCTACTGCTGAACCTAAATCAGATCTCAATAAACCAAAGAAACCCAAGAAACCAAAATCTCAAGTTGTCAAGAGGGAAACTGCTAATCCTAACATAGCTCTTAACCTCAGAAGCAAATGTCGAACTAATTTTAAGCTCGTCTACGAGCCACTAAAGGCATATAAGGGCACTGAAGAATATCTCAGAGACGTAGCTGACGAACTCAAGTACTGGGCACTCACCGATCCTAACGCTCTTGACTTAACCCAGTTCCTTATAGCTCATGAGATACCCAAGACTACCTTCTTTGACTGGAAAAACAGATCACCCTATCTCAAAGAAACACTCGAGCTTGTAAAGAATAAACTTGCGTGGAACAGAGAGCTTGCATTAGCAGAAGGGTATCTTCACCCATCAACCGTTATAGCAACCAGACATCTTTACGATGAGCAGTACAGCTCTGAAGAAGACAGACGCGCTACCCTTATAGCCAAAGCAAAAGCAGAAGCAACCAAACCAGCCGATGTGAATATATACATGCAGGACCTTGTAGCCCAAGACGAGGAAGTCCAATGATGCAAGTGTTCGGGAAGTGTTACAAGTGTAAAGAAGTATTACACTGCGCACTCCGAGGAACATGGCGTCGCTTCCATCTCACCAAGTGTCGTAAGTGTAAGTTAAAGCATCTTAGTTTTACCGTTAGAGGTAAGGGAAACTGTAAACTGTGTAAGATGGAGACGTATCTGCAATGAAGCACACAAACTTCTTTTCTATTGTTGAAGTTCTTTCTAAGGGAATTGATAGGTGTCCAAACTGCAAAAAGAATCAGCTCAACTATGAAATTATAGGTAGAAGGATATACTGTCTGTCGTGTGACATAAAGACCAAGAAGCCAGATGCTTTTGAAAAGCGCGAAATACAACGATACCATAAGTTTATTTACAGTGAATTCGCTGGTAAAAGAGATGGGAAATTTGTAAGTCGTGTTATCTGGGAAGATGTATGGAGATGACAAATGAATTGGAAGAAATATCCAAAAAACAAACCTTTAAACAATACCTATCTGATTATCCTTTTGAGGGATGAAAAATACCCACGTACTATCTATTATCATGAGAAATACGGGTTCTGTTATGAAACATCGATAACGTATGAGCCTATGGAAGCGCCACAGGATATAGAGTTCTTTGCCCAAGTGAATGAACTTAAAGTTCCTGATGCTTGGAGTAGAAAGCATAACACATTAGATATACTTGAAAGCATGGAGTAAATGGATATAACAATAGGTGGTCCTGATTATAAGTTTCGTCCTCGTTCATATCAAATGCCCTTAATACAATCATTTGAGAAAAGCGATAAGAAGAGATTTGTTGTGTGTTGGCCTCGACGAGCAGGAAAGGATATAACTATCTTCAACTTGCTTATTCGTGCAGCATTACGTAAAAAAGGCGTCTATTTTTATGTATTCCCAACCTATGCCCAGGCCAAGAAAGTTATCTGGGATTCTATTACCAATACCGGTGAGCGGTTTATGGACTATATCCCTCATGACCTTGTCGGTAACTCTAATAGCCAAGAGCTTAAGATCATTCTTGCTAATGGATCACTTATACAGCTTGCAGGAAGTAATAACATAGATGCTCTCCGTGGTACTAATCCACAGGGTATTATCTTTTCAGAGTATGCGTGGCAGGATCCTGGAGCGTATCAAGCATTAAGACCTATTTTATTGGCTAACCATGGATGGGCAATATTTGCCTCAACACCATTTGGCCAGAATCATTTTTATGATCTTTATAGGCATGCAGAGCAATCACCAGATTGGTTTTGTGAGAAGCTTACCATTAACGATACAAAGCATATTTCTTTCACTGAGATTGAAAAAGAGCGTGAAGAGGGATTGATCTCCGAGGATATGATCCAACAGGAGTACTTTACTTCGTTCAATCGTGGTGTTGAAGGTGCGTATTATGCCAAGTATGTAGAGAAGATGATCCTTGATAATCGCATTGGTGATGTTCCTTATGATATAGGATCACAAGTTCATACAGCATGGGACCTTGGAGTTCGAGATTCAACATGTATTGTGTTCTTTGAAACAGTTGCAGGATCAATCCGTATCATAGATTTTTATGAGAACTCAAAAGAGGGCCTTGAGCATTATGTACAGGTTGTTAAATCAAAACCATATCTGTACGGAAAGCATATAGCGCCCCATGATATAGCAGTACGAGAATTTACATCAGGAATAGCCAGGATCGATAAAGCACGACAACTTGGTATCAACTTCACAGTTGCTCCTAATCTTTCAGTAGAGGATGGAATTGAAGCTGTTAGGACGATGTTGAGCAAGATTTACATAGATAAAACAAAGTGTGATCGATTGATTAAGGGATTGGAGAACTATCGCCAGGAATGGGATAATAAACATAAAGTATATAAGAACAGGCCTTTACATGACCAATGGTCTCACATAGCAGACGCCCTACGTTATATGGCTGTATCATTGCCAAAGACTCGTGATGGGTTGTCGCCAGAAGAGTTAGATAAAAGATATAGAGATGCAATGGGTGCAAATGATGACCCGTTATATGGATTTAAGAGGTGGTAACAATGAACTTTGCACTAATAATTAAAGCATTAGTTGGTATAGCCAGTTTACTTTATGGTTCATTACTTTTGCATGATGTTGCTCATGAAATGGACAAAGAAGAACTTGCCAAACACGTATTAATTTTGAAAACTATCTACAAGTGATTGGATCTTCATCGCATCCTTTTTTGGATGTTATACTTCATAGTGCCGTAGCCTCCACTACGGCACTAACTACGGCTTCATTTTCTACCTTATGCCTGCAGTAAAGTAATATTTGCTGCAGGGTCTGTATTTACTTATTAGATGTCTCTTTCTACACTAGAGTCCGAGGCGGTAAGTATAAGAGGTCACTAACTCCATACTCCCCCATAGCCGCCTCACATCTTTTGTTGAAAGAAAGGAAGAGGCATGGATATACCAAATGTTAATGATCTGTATCTAGATGAATCACATCGTGGTGTTTTACGGCGCATGGAAGCGTCATACAATGAAGCAATTACCCAAAACCTAGCGTGGTGGGAACAAGCCACCAATGATCAAAGATTTGAAGCAGGTGACCAAACCATATGGAATGAACTCTATGGAAACCTACCTGCATTTAAACGTCGTATATTTAGCTTTAATCGAATACGTCGTATCGTTAACATGATCGATGGCCATCAACGCAAGAATCGTAAATCTATCATTGTTACACCAGTAGAAAACGCAGATCAATTAACAGCTGATCAATTTACCCAAATTATGTTATGGATTGGCCAGCAAGAAAACATGCTTGAAACTATATCTAATTCATTCCGTGGTTCACTAGTAACTGGAATGAACCTTCTTCAAATATGGATGGATTATAGACATGATCCCGTTTCAGGAAATATTAAAATAGACCAACGCCATTACAATAGCTTTCTCATCGATCCATATTTTACTAAAAAAGATTTATCCGACTGTAATTATATTTATTGCCGTAGCTTCTTAACGCCACAACAATGCATATCACTGTATCCAGACCGTGAAGACGATATCCTTTCATTACCCTTCACTCAAGGAAGTGGTAGAGATGGTAAATTTCAGTTCATGCCAGAGGCTTATGGATATTCTTATAAAAATTTACTCGCTTATGATGAATATTATTATCGAGATTCAAGAAATCAAAAATTATTAATAGATACCGAGACGGGAGAAACTTTAGAGTGGACTGGTCCTGATGACAAATTATCAGAGTATCTGAGTCAGTTCCCGCAGATTATTTTAGATGAACACGAAGTTCCTACGGTTCGTGTTGCTATAGTGATACAGGGCAAAGTGATGTATGATGGGCCGCAGCCGTCTGGCCTCGATCGTTATCCCTTTGTTCCTGTTTTAGGTTATTACAATCCACAGCTTCCGTACTACGAATATCGTATACAGGGTGTAGTTCGTGGTTTGCGTGATGCTCAATATCTTTACAATCGTCGTAAAGTTATTGAATTGGATATATTAGAGTCACAGGTTAATAGTGGATTCATCTATAAAGAAGATGCATTAGTAGATCCACGCGATGTGTTTATGACAGGTCAGGGTAAAGGTATAGCTCTTAAGCAAACAGCCCAAATGACTGATATCCAACCAATCCAATCACCAGTGATTCCACCATCAACATTACAATTGTCCGAAATATTAGCTCGTGAAGTGCAGGAAATTGCAGGAGTAAGTGATGAAGCATTAGGTACTGCTGAAGATGATAAAGCAGGTATCTTGGCAATGATACGTCAAGGCGCTTCTCTTACAACCCTCCAACAACTATTTGATAATCTTGATGTAGCACAACGTGAACTTGGACAAATTATCATTGAATTGGTTCAGAAGAACTTTGTTCCTGGTAAGGTACAACGCATTATAGGCTCAGAGCACCAAATATCACCTCAGTTCTACAATAAGATGTTTGGTAGATACCAAGCAGCGGTAGAAGATGGAATCAATACTACAACGCAAAGACAGATGCAATTTGCACAGATGTTACATTTGAGGGAAGTTGGAGTTCCAATACCTGATGCTGAACTGTTACGAGCTGCCACATTACAAAATAAAGAAGATTTGATTAAAGCAATTGAACAACAACAACAAGCACAGCAACAACAGCAACAGCAGCAAATGGCTCTTCAGTTGGAGCAGTTAAAGGCTCAAATTAATTTAGCTAATGCCCGTGCAGCTGCCGACCAAGGATTAAGTGTTGAGCGATCTAGTCGTGTATCTGAAAACATTCAACTCGCAAATGAACGCGCGGCTAAGGCTGAAGAGGATCGTACTGATGCTATG